TGGCTGGTGCGCACGACCAGCCAGCCGGTGCCGTCGATCTCGGGCTTGAAGCCGGTCACGGTGACGCGCTGCTCGGGAGACAGGTCGGCGCGGCCCAGGGCCAGTTGCAGTTCGAAGCGGGCGGTGCCGCGCTGCAGGCGTTTCCATTCGGCGTCGGCGTGCTCGCGGGCCACCCGTTCGCTGCTGTAGGTCTCGCGCAAGGCCCGGACGTTGCCGTCGTCGCCCACCAGCACGGAGCGGCGGCGGGCGCCCGGGCGGTCGTTCCAGTACGCGCGCACGCCGGTGTAGGTGTCGCGGTCGGCCGTGCTATAGCGGTGGCGGTCGCCGTCGGCGCGGGTCAGGGTGATGCCGGGCAGCGGGTTGCCGCCGGCGGTGGTGCCGCTGCCGATGGGGACGAAGACCAGGGCGCCGGCCTTGACCGAGGCCACGGCGTCGAAGCGCTGGCCCAGCCGCGTCAGCAAGGCCACGTCGCTTTCGTTCTGCTGGTCCAGATGCGCTAGCGGGGTGCTCGCCAGGGACGGTGCGATGCGCGGGATCAGGCCATGCTCGCCGGCCATCGCACGCAGCACGGCGCCCAGGGTGGTGGCATGCCAGCTGCGTTCTCGGCGGGTGCGCATGCCGGCGGTGAGGTCGGCACTGCGCGCACGCACGGTCACGCTGTCGGGCGCGCCGCTGTGCTCGACCTCGTCGACGCGGAACGCGCCCTTGTCCACCAGTCCGCCGCCGTGCCAGCCCAGCGCCACGCGCAGCACGGCGCCGCGTCGCGGCAGGGCCAGGCGGCCGTCGTGGTCGTGCAGGGCCAGGCTCAGCTGGTCGGCCTCGCCGCCGCGGCATTCGGTGAGCTCCAGGGACAGCAGGCGCGGGGCGATGCGGGCGGTCAGGTCGGTGCCGTCCAGGGTCACACGCCACGCGGGGGTCGGGTAGCGTGCGGTGCTCATGGCTTGGCGCTGGCCCCGGGGCCGGCCATGGTGTCCTCCGCCACGCGGCGCAGGGCCAGCTGGAACTCCACCCGGCGTGGGGTGCCGTCGGGGTAGAACAGGGTCTGGGTCTGGTCCAGGCCGGTGATCACGAAGGCGCCATGCACCTGGCCGGTGCCGTCCACCAGCGCCTGCGGCTGGCCGGCGTCGGCCATGTCGCGCAGGGCGTCCAGCGAGAGCAGGGAGCCGGCCAGCTCCGGGGCGATCCAGCCCGAAAGGGTGACGGTTTCCTCGCCCACGCCCAGGAACTGGTGCGCGGCGCGGGCGCCGATGCGATCGCTGGCCGCATGCCGCCATGCCGCCTGCCGTTGCAGTTGCTGGTAGGGCAGGGTGGTCAGGCCGAAAACGAACGTGCCCAGGCACATGAGCATGCGGCGGTCCTCAGTCGATGTCGCCCAGGGTGGACCGGCGGCGCGCGGCGCGGGCCGCTTCGCGGCGGTCCAATTCGGCGGCCACGGCGCGGGCTACGTCCTGCGCGGACTGGCCCGGGGCGGCGTAGACGTGGATCTCGTAGTGCGGGGTGGTGGCGGGTGCGGCCGCACCCGCCACGGCCACGGGCGCGGCCAGGCTGCCGGCGGCCAGCGCGGTGCCGGCGGCCCGCGTGACCTGCCCGGCAATGCCGGCTACCGCCGCCATCGGTCCGCGGCGGGCGGCCTCGATGCCCTGCGTCAGGCCGGCGATGGTGTGCTGGCCCAGCTGGGCGAACACGCGGCTGGGGCTGTTGATGTCGAGCAGCTTCTTGAGCGTGCCGATGGCACCGTCGGCCATTTCCGCCAACGCGCGCCCCGGGGCACCGAGCATCGAGCGGATGCCGTCCACCAGCCCCTGCACCATGGCAATGCCAAAGCTGGCCAGCCTGGCCGGCAGGCCGCCGAAGAACTGGTTGATGTTCTGCCACAGCGCCAGGAAGCCGGCCATGACGGTGCCCGCATCCAGGGTGAACACGCCCTGGAGGATCGTCCCCAGCGCGGACAGGTGGCCGACGATGAAGCCGGCAAACCGGCCGATCTGCGTGCCGACCCATTGGATGAACATGACCAGGCCCTGGAGCGCCAGCCCCAGGGGGACGATGACGAGGGTCGCCAGCCGGCCAAGGATGTCGCCGACCAGCTGGCCGACGTTGGCGATCCTGAGCAGTGACGCCTCGCCGGTCGCTGCGGGTGCGAGGATCTTGCCCAAGGTCTCGCGCAGCATGCCCAGCACGGGCAGCACCGGCTGCAAGCCCTGCACGAACCCGTCCCACACCCCGCTCAGGAAGGCCTTGATCGGCTGCCAGAACTTCCAGATCAGCAGGCCGGCGCCGGCCACCAGCAGCAGGGGGGGCAACAGGCCGCCCAGGGTGCCCAGCAGGCCGGCCAGGCCGGCGCCGCCGGACAGCAGGCTGGCCACCTTCAGGATCTGCCCCAGGGCCATCGCGCCGAGGCCGCCGACGGTCAGCAGGCCACCCAGGGCGGTGACCAGCGCCGCCACGCCGGCCGCGGCCAGCGCCAGGGCACGGACCAGACCGGGGTTGGCGCGGGTCCACTTGACCATGCGCTCGATCATCCCGGCCACGCTGGCGGCCAGCGCCTTGATGTCCGGCAGCAGGGTCTCCCCCACGCCGGCGGCCAGCGCCAGTGCGGCGTTCCTGGCCAGTTGCAGGGCGTTCTCCGAGGTGGCCACGCGGCTGGCGTACTCGGCGGCCATGCTGCCGCCGTAGCGCTGGGCGTCGGCCACCTTGGCGAAGTTCTCGCGCAACTGGGGCAGGTTGGTCAGCAGCGGGGCGATGGCCCCGACGGATTCGGTGCCGAACAGCTTGCTCAGCACGGAGGCCTGCACGTCGGCATCGAGGGCGCCGATGCGCTCGAGCACGTCCAGGATGGTGCCCTGGGCATCGGTCTGCATGGCGGCGGCCACCTGCTCCGCGCTCAGGCCCAGTTTCTCGAACGCGACGCGCTGGCTCTTGACGGCGGCCTCGCCGGCGGTCAGGCGCAGCAGCAGGTTCTTGATGCCGGTGGCGGCGACTTCTTCCTGGACGCCCACGCCGGCGATGGTGGCGCCCAGCGCTGCCAGCGGGCCGCGCTGCAGGCCGGCCACCTCGCCCAGCGCGCCGATGCGGGTGACCACGGCGCTGATCTTCTGCACGCTGGCCGGTCCGGTGTTGCCCAGGTAGTTGATCTGGTCGGCCAGTTCGACCACCTCGTCCTGGGTGGCGCGGAAGGCGGTGCGCCAGGTGGCCATCATCTGGCCGGCCTCGTCGGCGGTGGTATCGAAGGCCACGCCCATCATCGCGGCGTCTTCGGCAAAGCGCAGCAGCTCTTCGCGGGCGATGCCCGCCTGGCCGGCGGCGGCGACGATCTGGGCGATGCCCTGCTGGGTCATCGGCAGGCGCATGGACAAATCCTGGATGTCGCGGCCCATCTGCCGGAAGGCCACCGGATCCTCCAGCCCGTCCACCACCTTGCGCACGTCGGCCAGTGCCGACTCGAAGCTGATCGCCTCGGCCACCGGGGCGGCCACGGCGCGCAGGGCGCGCTGGCCGGCGAATGCCATGCCGGCGCCATGCGCGGCCACGGTCATGCCGCCGCTGTGCAGCTTCTGGGCGCGGGCCTGGGCGCTGGCCAGCCTGTCCAGCCGGGTTTTTTGCTGCGCGATGGCGGCCGAGGTGCGTTCGAGCTCACCGCGCAGGCTGCGCTCGTGGCTGCCCAGGTTGCGGGTGCCGATGCCGGCCTCGTGCAGCTTGCCGCGCAGGCGTTGCAGGGCTTCGGCCTGCTGCTGGTGGGCGGCCTTGAGCCGGGCGGCCTGCTGGCGGGCCTGGTCGAAGGCCCGGGTCAGTTGCTTGCCCGGCGCCTCGGCGGCGCGCATCTGGGCCGCCAGCTCGCGCACCTTGGCCTGTTGCGCCTCGAAGGCGGCGTGGGCACGGCGCACGGCATCGGTCTGGGTGCGGAAGGCGCGGATGTCCGCCAGCTGGGCTTTCAGCTGGCGCTGGGCGTCGTACTGCTCGCGCAGGGCCGACGCCACGCCCTTGCTGCCGGCCATGAGCTTCTTCAGCGGGCCGGTGGCCTTGTCGATGGCCGACAGGACGACCTTCAGTTGCAGGGTGTCAGCCATGCGCGGCCCTCCCGCGCACGGCGCCGCCCCGCGTCAGATCAGGCCAGACAGTTGCAGGGCGGCGCCCACCAGGGCGGAGGCCAGCAGCACCAGCAGCACGCGGTCGCGCAGGCGCGTGCGGTGCGTAGTGGTCGGCGCCTGTGCGGTTTCCGCCGTGGGCAAGGGGCCGGCGGGCGCCTTGCCGATGAACGGCTCGACCATGAGCGAGAGCGCCCATAGCACCATCAGGCCGAGAAAGCCCAGGCCGGTCCCCGCGAAGACGAGAATGAGCAGCGTCATGGGCGCACTCTAGCATCACTCGCCCCCGCTGCGCAGGCGTGCCCGTTCCCGCCAGTCCATCAGCTCGGCCAGCGACCAGGCGGCCATCTCCGACGGAGGCCAGTGGAACACGGCGGCGATGTCGGCCATGGCGTCGTCCACGGTCACGGGGAGGCCGTGGCGGGCTCCTTCGGCACGAAAAAAGCCGCGACCTCGGCGCCCAGCTTGAACAGGTCCGGGGCGGACAGGGCCGCGACGTCGGCGCTGGTGAGGGTGGGGGCGGTGATGCGCGGCAGCAGGGTCTGCAGTGCCAGCACGTCCATCTGCACCACGTCGAACAGCTTCAGGCCGCGCAGGCTGCCGGCGTCGGGCCGGCGCAGGGTGAGGCTGTCGATGGTCTGCTCGCCGCGGGTGATGGGCGTGTCCAGCGGCACGGTGGCGACGTCGGGGTTGCTCATGCGGATCTCCAGGCAGGGGAATGGGGTGTTGCGCCGGGCGTCGGCCGGCGCTCCNGAGCCTCACTGTCGGGNGGCGCTCCACCGGCCGGCATCCGGGGCCGCTCCGGCGGGGTGAGGCGCCCGTCCGTCGCAGCGTCCGGCGCGGCCGGCTTCCCGGCGCGCTCGCGGATATGCGTCACATGCCGATGGCGTTGCGGATGGTGCGCATGACGTCGGTGCCGCCGTAGGTCTCGACCATGTTGGGCAGGTCGATCTCCACCACGACGGCGCCGTTGACCGTGAGCTTGTAGTAGCTGCACTGGGTCGTGACCGTGAACTCGGTGTCCTCGCCGGCGGCGGCATCGCCGAATTCGATCTCGCTGTGGCGGCCGCGCACCACCACTTCCACGGCGTCCACCGCACCGGTGTCGTCGCGCTGGTAGGCGCCGGCGAAGCGGATCTGCACGCCGTCGTGGGTGGTCACCCCGTACTGGGCCAGCAGGGGGCGCATGAGGCCGCCGTAGACGGCCTTGAACTCGATGGGCTCCTGGCCGAGGTCCGCCTTCACCGGGCCCGACATGCCGCCGCCGCGCCAGTCTTCCATCTTGCGGGTGAGGGTGGGCAGGGTGATGGTTTTGGCCTGGCCGATGAAGCTTTCGCCATCGACGAAGACGTTGAAGTTCTTCAGCTTGCGGGGCAGTGCCATGGGCGTCTCCGGGGAGTCGGAATCAGGTGCCGGCCACGCGGCCGGCGAAGTCGGCGAAGTAGCTGTCGGTGATGCGCTGGTTCAGGCCCAGTTGCTCGATCGGCGGCACCGGGGTGTAGTCGTAGTCGATGCGCAGCTGGCCGGCAGACAGGCCCGAGACCGGATTGTTGTCGGCGTCGTACCAGCAACTGGCGCCGATCAGGTAGCCCTGGGCGACCAGGCTGCGCAGCTTGGCGTTGATGGATTCGACGATGTCCTTGACGATCGACGGGTGCAAGGGCTTGTCGACGAATCCGGCAATCCCGTGGGCGATGGTGTCGGCGATGATCTGGCCGCTGCGGGTGGCGCTTTCGAAGGCGAACAGCGGGTCGTCGCTGCAGGTGCGGCTGCCCCAGAATCGATAGCCGTTCATGTTGACCAGGGTGGTCACGTCCGCGGCATTGAGCGTGCCTGCGTCGGTATTGGGCGACTGGAGGTTGAAGCTCACGTCCTTGCTGATGCCGGTCACGCCGTTGACGGCCACGTTGGAGAGCGTCTTGTGCCAGCCCTGTTCCTGGTCGATCTTCGCCCGCAAGCCCAGGGCGCGGGCCACGGCGGGCACGGCCACAGTGGCCGAGGCGGCGGTGTCCCATGCCAGGAAGTCCGGCCAGATCAGCATCAGCTCGCGTGCGGCGAACTGGTCGCGGTAGAGCACGGCCTCCGCCACGTCCTTGCAGCGCCAGGCCGCGGCATAGGCCATGGCGCGCAGTTGCTGCGCGATGGTGACAAGCGCCGTGGCCACGGGCGGGGTGTCCAGGCCGGGCGCGCCCAGGATCCGCGGCCGCACGCCCAGTTGCGCCTCGGCCACCAGCAGGGCCTGCAGGCCGGTCTTGCCGTCGGCGGTGTCGGTGCCGATCACGTTGCTGGTGGTTGCGGCTTCGATATCTTCCGGGCTCTCGCCGGTACCTTCGGCCACGCGCACCACCACCACCACCGGGCTGCACTGGTCTGCGATGCCCTGCAGGGCCGGGCGCAAGGTGCCCGTGGTGCCGGCTGCGGCCAGCGCGGCCGCCACGTCGGTGACCAGGGCCGGGCGGTCCAGCGGGAAGACGGTCGCATCGGCGTCGTCGGCCGTGGCCACCAGACCGATCACGGCGGTGGAGACGGTGCGGATGGGGCGGGCGCCGGTGTTGATCTCGTTGACCAGTACGCCGTGGTGGTAGATGTCGGGCATGGATCGGCTCCTCGATGCGGCCTAGCGGAAGATGAGCGGTAGGGACAGGCGCGTGTATTCGCTTGCCAAGGGGACGTCGGTACGGTGGCCGTCCAGGTGGACGGTGAACGTACCGTGGGCGCTGCCGCTGGCCAGGGCAATGCGGGTGATGCGCAGGCGGGGCTCCCAGCGCATGAGCGCGCCCGCGATGGCACCGTAGATGCGGGTGAGCACGGCGGGGGTGATGGGCTGGTCGATCAGCTCCGGCAGCAGCGAG